AGGTGTAGGCTCAAGACCCCACGGGGGTGAACCCTGATCAAGAAGAATATCACGCAGCCAACTTTCTGCTGCACGACATTTAACCTCTGTAACCATCATGTAAACATCAGACCCTCCTTGTTGGTTGATCTGTGCTAATTTATCTGCCTCGTACTCTCCGTTTCTTTGACGGAGTGCTTTCAACATAATGTTTTCGATAGGTTTCTTTGCCTGCCTTGCTGCATCCCAACAAGTTCGTAGGTGGTCAGCCAAGCCTAATATAATAGGCTGGTTCTGCCTTTCAGCTAGCTGTTGTTTAGTAAGAGCTTCTTCTTGCTTTACTAGTTCTTCATTTCCTACGACTTGCAGTACCATGTTATGCCATGTCCTTCATGTCTTCTACGGTGTCTTCGTCATTCTTATCTGTATAAACTTTACCACCTGATCTATACTTTACAACTGCGCCCATATCTTTTACTTCTACAGGCCCACCTTCCATCATCTCTATAGTCATTACACTAGACATTCCACTCGTGTCCATTTTTGGATTATCTGAGTAAATGATGGATTTCTTATGCCCACATTTGCCTTTCATAAATAACCTCCAATAAGTTTACAATTAAATATACATAGGAACAAGTATATATGCAAGTATTTTAAATTCAAAGAAAAGCCCACCTGCCAGAAAGGAGAACAGGTGGGCTTGAAGGTAACCATAGGAAGGTAACTATTTGGTGATTGTATCAAGTCCATCCTCCTGCCGCAACCCTTTTTATTTCTCTTCTCTGTACAACAAACCCTCCTTCACCTGCAGAGCCAACATGCAACATTAAATATTGCAACGCTTCTGCTACATGTGAGTGTTTGTTCTTATCAATATTGCCATTCTTATAATGGAATCTGTATCCTCCCATCATTGCAGCCTTGAGCTGCGTACATCTAGGATCAACTAAAAACGCTGAGTCCCCATCGACTTGCCTCATAAGGAAGTCGTCTACCGCAGATAGTCGTGCAGATACATTGTTGGTCTTAGCTGGGAGAACTCTAAAACCTTCTGCTTTTATGATATCTACGGCAGACCTCTCGTCAGTCTGTGCACGTTGCACTCCTGCTGGGTCTGTAACGATAAGTATTGGTGCGCCCGAAAACCTTTCGGTCAACATCGGGCGCAGGATGGTGCGGACGAATCTTTGTATGCCCATATCAAATGATACAGCTTCATCCAAAACAAGGACTCGCCCGCGAGGATCTTGTTGCCCTATAACTGCTGCTGGTGTCAAGCCTAAATCTATTCCAACTACAACTGGGCGTACACCATTTATGATTGGCCGTAGTTTTTCATTAGCCATATGATAGTCTGGTTTGAAGTATTTATATACAGGCTGACCTGCAGAACTTAATCCATACTCACCATCTATGTATACACGAATGTATTCTTCTGATCTACCTTGGGTATCGTAGTAGCCTTCGGGCAGGTTATCAACATTTTCTGCCAAGGAGCTTCTGCCCGAAGGTTGTTTGAATACATCCCACCCGTTATCATTAAGACTTACACCATCTGAAGAGTCTAAACCCTCCATCTGATAATACCACCATGTATCCATTGTTGGAGGGTTAGTATCCCCCCACATCCCAAACCAAGAAGGGCCACCATCTTTAGATGACGGGAATCGCCCTATACGTTTTGACATAGCATCAACAATGTCAGGGTTGATATCCCTGCACTCGTTGAACCATGCAAACGTTAATTCTAATGAGTTCAAGTTTGCAACATCGTCAGAATCATCGAGAGCACGAAACATAATCTCACACTCTACATCTCCGACTTTGAAAAAATATGTTTTGGTAGTACGCATATAGTCTCCGCATATTCCGGGCGGAAACCAATCATGAAAAGTTTTTATAGTTGTATCCTGCAACTGTCTGGCAGTTTCACGAACAATAGCTACTCGTGATTTGCGAATCCCTTGTTTGTTTGGTTTTTGCATAGTAGCTCGTCTGATAACTTCAAAACAACTTGCTACTGATTTACCAGAACCAACTGGCCCCATGAGCACACGCATCTTTGCGTCTGACATCATAAAATCTTTACAGGTTTTAGTTGGCGTATAATCTATATCCATCTAACCCCAATACCCCTGCATCGTAGTCCATTCTTCAAACCAACCCATATCTCCACAATGTTTGCACCACGAGATGTCCACAAGCTTGTCCCCGCATCTGTCACAGTTTCCGTGATCTATACACAGGTTTTCCACAAGTAATACATAATACACTGTGGATGGTTTTCGTAAAATTTTTGTTTTATAAGGTACACCTAAATTATTTAAGTGTGCTACTAATGTATCATGGTCTAACATACTAGTTAGCTTACAAGCCTTTGTACCTTCGTAGACTGTATTAAACTTCTCAAGAAGTTCCGATGGCAACTGGTTCGTCATCTGGCTCTGCATCAATGATAGTTGCTCGGTGTTCTTGATCTCCGAGGTTAATTGTAATTTTAACTCCACCTGATCCTCCTTCTGCCAGAACATCATTCTTTGGTTCTAGCCCGCCCCACTTAACAGTAGACTTGATGAGGTCTGCTTTTACTGCAGCCGACACATCAGGACTATGTATCAAAGTCCAAGAAGTTGTCAGGAGTTCTTCTGCCTGAGCACGGGCCTTAACTTTGAATGTCATACCTTTATCACGGATATCATTCCTGTAAGACTCGACCTTCTTTAGAAAGACCTGATCTTTATTGTAAGTGATTATATCCTCAGCTTTGATTTTATGTCTTTCGATTACTTCATCCAAAGACTCTCCGCTGCCCTCTAACATAAGAGCAACATCAAAAGCTAAACGGTCAGACCACTTAGTATGTTTCAATGGTAGCGTATCCATAAGTAGAGCATACCGTAAACCGGAACTATGTCAAGCAGTAAACTTTACACCTCTATTTTTTGGGTCTTGTTATGAGAGGTTTACTTATATGGGGGGTAGGCTCGCGCAACAAATCCATGTGCCCCCCCTTTTGACTATTTGCGAAACATTTACAGACTATAAAAATATAGGCTCTGAAACCCTTGTATAGCCTCAAACTTGACAAACATGTATTGTTTTGATAGCTTTAAATCATCGGCAACACAGACCGATTGACATAACCCGTGCATCTAGTCAATGCACACATTACGGAGGTGTTTACATGAGTAAACTCTTTAGAGGTAATGTTGGTATCAAGCCTGTCAAGGGTGATGATGGCAACGTGACAATCCGCCTTAAGAGATTGTCGGACGGGCCGTTCAACGCTGAAAATGCGATGGACATTTTCAAAATAGCTTTGGAGGCTTCTAAGAAGCAGAAGCGTCCATTGTTCAGCTGGTCGTTTTATTACCCAGCTGAGGAGCGAGCTATCAAGCAATCTGACGCCAAGTTGGTTGCTGACGGCAAAGTAGAACCAGTCTTGCAGGCTGACAACTACGGCAAGCCAACTTTGAGGCTTCTTTCACCAAAGAAGTTCAAGGCTCCAAGGCCAAAGACAGAACAGTTTGACTGGATTGTCTAACATCAACCCGAGTGGGGCTTCGGCCCCACTCACAACTAACGGAGTGTAATATGCCTAGAACACATGGCGCGAAGACAGTACGCGAAAACGTACGCACAGTGAAGTTAACATGGATTGAAGATTATTCATATTACTTCAGATGGTTCAAAACTCACAAAGCAGCTGAGAATTGGGCTTGGAAACACTTAATAGACAAGAATGTCTGTTATGCAAATCAGATACAGATACACTGTGTCAAATAACAACAACCGAGGGAGCTTCGGCTCCCTCACAACTATGGAGATGTTATGAAAACATTTATGAGATGGTTCGGTTACACACTAATCGTACTAGCATTGATATCAGCAAGCGGCGCTGCTGGTGATTGCGATGGAGACTGTATGGAAAATGCTAATAGTATACTAGCAATGACCATCATTATGTTCGGATCAGTATGTGGATTGATACTTGGATATGTATGTATATCACTCGGACACAGACCAGACTAGAGATTGGGGCTTCGGCCCCTTTCTTTTTTTATTTATTTTTTTGTTATTATATATATCCCATAGCTCGGGGGGTTATCGCACGGGTATCAACTGGTATA